AACGGTATGTGGCGTTTGATCAGCGGAATGAGCTTAGCTGATGAAATAGTTTTTCGCATACTTTTCTCTTCACAGAATCTTCTTGAAATCGAGAACTTTCTTACGATACCTTCCAAGCCTGGTCTCGGTCTTACGGATGATTTGGTCATTGCCAAGTTTTATAAAGAAGTGATCAAATACGTAGGCGACAAGCATGTATCGACTGATCTCAGTCATCATGATTGGTCTGTAACTCCCGAAATCATGAAACTTGAATGGGCTCGCAGATGCATTCTGAACAACTCATCATACGATTATAATGACCCCCATCTCTCTGGCTCTGCCTGGGCAAGATGTGCTTTTTCGGCGTTCCATTGTCTCATGAACAAGGTTTTTGTTTTGAGCGATGGCACAATGTATGCACAGGATTTCCCCGGCGTTATGGCCAGCGGTTGTTATATTACTTCTTCAAGTAATTCTGGTTATCGTGTGATTTTGGCCGCTCTGGTAGGTCTTAGTGCAGGTGTTCGGACTCATGCTGTTGCCAATGGAGATGATTGTGTGGAGACCCCCGTAAAGAATATGGCTGAACTTTACGCCAGATTTGGATCAAATCTGAAGTCTGCCACAGCCTTTGAAGATGAAGGTCATTTTGAATTTTGTTCACATGACTTTTATCCTCCTGGTCGAGCAGTTCTTAGAAACTGGGCAAAGGCTTTGTACAATTTGCTTGATTCTGATTTTCCAATTAGTGAGATGCCGGCGCGCATCATACAGTTTCACTTGGAAATGAGGCACTCCCCCAAACTTGGAGAATGCCTTCTTGAAATTGGCCGTGTCTGGGGAGGCGCGGCAATTGATGTTATTACTGAAATTATTTCGAGTCAGACATCACACACACATTCTACCTCCGTTTTGTCTCTTCCCCCACCCACTGGAAATTCGTAAATGGGTAAAGGAAAGAGTAAGATCGCTAAGATCAAAGATGCCGTGAAGAAAATCGAGAAAGTCTCACGAGCTGTAAACACAATTTCTCGTGCCCCCTTAAAGTCGCTGGGAGGGGCAGTTGGATCTAAGATGGGATCCAAGCGCATTGGTCAAGATGTCGGGGCTTTCTTCGGCAGGATTGCAGGTACTGGAGACTATACTGTCTCATCAAATACCCTAGGCAATCGAGGTTTTGCTACAGATGCCGTTCCCCAGTTTGCTGGGAAGACCGGAGCTGTACGTGTTCGTCACCGTGAGTATTTAGGTGACGTCATAGCCTCTTCGAATGCTGGAGCTTTCCTTAATACAAGTTATTCAATTAACCCTGGATTGTTTTCAACCTTTCCTTGGTTGGCATCTTTCGCGACACAATTTGATGAGTGGAGACCCAATGGTATCGTCTTTGTTTATAAGACTACCTCTAGCACTTACTCAGGTACTGCTAGTTTGGGAACTGTCATATTAGCTACAGATTATGACGTTTCTGATGCAAAGTATGGGACCAAACAAGAAATGGAGAATTCTTCATTTGCCGTGAGTTGTAACGTTGCCATGTCTGTCATGCACCCCATTGAGTGCAAAGTCAATGAACGCATGTCTAATGTCCTCTTTACTCGCTCCGGCTCTGTCACTGATTCTCTAAGATTTTATGATCTCGGAAATTTTCAGATCGCCACCCAAGGATGTGCGGCCAATCAAAACTGTGGAGAGCTCTGGATGACATACGACATCACTTTCTATAAGACACAGCTTTATGGCGGAATTGGAGGTGGTGGAATTCTCTCGTCCCAGTATTCAATTACTGGGTGGGCAAATGCTACTCCCTTTGGTACTTCTCGTACTCTTTCCTCCAGGTCAACGCTAACGTCTTTGACTGTGACTGGAACCACTGTCGTATTTCCTCTCTCTTGTGTTGGTGGTACTTTCATCGTGGCTTTAGCATCGATAGGAACAGGTGTCACAATAGTTGATCCTGGCTTCAGTTATACGAATGGAGCAACCGATGTCAGCACTCAAACTGCTGGCTACACGGGCTTCCTCAATACTCTTGCGGCCGGAATCAGTTCAGCTGGTACCAGTGTCTCGACCGCTTTTACGATGACCACAGTTTTCATCAATCAACCCACCACCTCCGGTACGCTCCCTACCGTCACTATTGGAGCAGCTGGCACGTGGCCATCTGCGCCCACGTACACAGCACTCTGCGTCACGCAAGCACCCAGGTTCGGATACTAGGACCCATGGTCAACGAGTTGTGCTTCTTTATGGATCATTGATTTTACTCCAGATCCAGTTTCACAAAACATGTTTGCTTTTCCTGACGTTATTTCTGGAGACCCAATTTACTTGGCTATAGGTCACGACTCCGTACATAATCGTAGTTTTGTCCGTGTTAATTTTGGTTCTTCTGGTATGAGAATTCTCTTTCAATTAGTCTTTTCTGGAGACACTCCTACTTTCGGAATAACGTCCCTCAATTGGTCAGTAGCTGATCCCGTTTATGGTTTTAATCAGGTTTTATATTCTGATTCTAATTCCTATTCTTCTGATTCTTCTACTTCATTTGTTTCCGTTTTAGCAATTATGACTTCTTCTGCTACAACTTTTCGCATTGACGATGGCTGGCTTCTTCCTGATCCACCTCTCGTTGACGCATCTCGTCTAATCATTTCTATCTTCTGATTGGACTTTATAGGGCAAGACTCTGAGGGGCCTG